TTTGTACTCATCCAAAATGCAACCCCATCAATTTCAATTGCTGCGTTTTTACCAATTAATCCACAGTTAGTACCAACTTGTTCAAATCCAAATGTAAACGGAGCACCAATAAATTTCATAGTATATAGTGCATTATCGGTCCAAACTAGAATAGATTCTTTTGCTTTTAAAGCACCTATAATTTTTGTTCCATCTTGCAGTCTTTGTGATCCAGCAGTGTTGATTGCTGTTGCATCATAATCATTTATATCTTCTTGATCCGAAAATCGGATAAACATATCATCTTGTGTTGATATATCACCGATAACAGTTTCTGTTCCACAATGAATTAAGTGACGTGTTGTAGGAGATACTAGTGTTACCCTAGTTGCTGTTGGATTATTAGATGTAGAAAATCCTGATGTAGTTGTTGATGCTCTTACTGTTAAAGGATTCGTTGCACCTGCATTCCAAGTAAAAGTTTTTCCATTTGCAATCGTTGCAACCAATACTTGACCAAAATTACTAAGTGACCATAAACCTGGCTCAAGAGATACTTCAGCGGCTGAAGCAGCTTCTCCCCAGTCCACAAAATCTGCAGCATTAGTAACCACTGCAGCATCAGCGTGCGCAGCTCTTGTAGAACCATCTGCTGCTCTAGTGATACCGGTTAAATCGTTTGCAGAAATACCTGTATAGGTAATTAATTCTGTTCCAACTTGTATTCTACCAGATGCAGGAAAACCTGACGTTGATGTTAAAGTAATATTAGTTGAAGATCCATTATTACCGTTTGCATCATCTGCTAGCGCTCCATCTAAATCATTTGTTAATGCACCAGAAACTGTTCCGTTCCATTCTGATACACCCCAACCGTAACCGTAAGATTGTGCAGCAGGACCAACTGTTTCATAAGGCTTAATATCTATGCTTCCACCTGTTGCAACGGTTGCAGTTGCATTTGAACTTTGCGTAATTGTAAAAGTAGTATTGGTTGGTGTAGCTGTTACTTGAAATAATTTATCTTCAAAGTCTGATGCATTATATCCAGTTCCACCTGGTAAAGTTACATTATCTAACAATATAATATCTCCCAGTGATAAACCGTGTGCAGAAGAAGTTGTTAAAGTACAGATTGCAGAATTATTTGTAGTTGCAATCGTTGCTGATGATATAGTCGATTTTAAAGGTGTAACGTCATACAATTGACCTTCAAAGTATATAAGTAAAAATTTATCTGTTCCAATTGCAACATATCTATTTCCATTCAAATCAACAAATGCAAATTGTCTTCGTGCAACTCCACAGATACTACTTGTTACCAAAGATGACCAACCACCAACTTTTTCAGGTAATCCATATCTAAATCGTATGTTATCGCAATCAATCCACCTATTTTCAGCACCTGATGTGGTATCTTGTTTGTCTATTCCCGGTAAGACTTTAAAATCAATTAGAGCCATTTATTAGCTCCTATACGTTATCTTTATATGCCCAGCCTCTAGTTGCATTAACATAAACTAATGTAAATGCTGCGCCATTTGTTGATACTGTTAAGTTAGCAGCTGAACCTAATATGTTAGATCCATTTCTACCAACAGTTAAATTGTTTGAAGCAAATGCATTACCACTATCAATAATTGTTACTTCTTCACCAATTGAAGGACTAGCAGGTAGAGTTACTGTTACTGGAACTCCTAAACCTCCTCCAGAAGTATCTACTAATAACTGGTCACCACTGACTGCAGTGTAACCACCTGGTATCGTATAATATCCTTTAGTTAATGATCCTGAACTAATGTTTGTGCCGTCAGAATATAAAATCATTTTAGAAGCAACTGGCATTACAACACCTGTGCCCGAAACTGTTTTAACGGTTAATGTATAATTCGATGAAGATCTTGCAGTTGCATCTTCTACAATAAAAACTCTTTCGGCAGAGTCTGGCATAGTCACTTGTCTGTTTCCAGTTAATGTACCAGTTAATTTATAATATAAATTTTTACCGTTTGATGTTGCAAAGTTATCTAAAGCTAAAGCAACGTTAGCTGATGCAACGTCTAAAGATAAATAACCGGAAGCTGCTTGCTCTAAGATTTGTAAGTTTGTGTTAGTAATAGTTCCCCACGTTCCAGCTTTTTCACCTGAAGCAATGAGTTCTAGTTTTAAATCACTTGATGTACTTGATGCCATAATTCTCCTATGCGTCTGGATCTATTGGTACCCAAACTTGTGTTACCCCTGGAGGTATTGGGTTCCATGATATCACAGAAGGGGTACTAGTTGCAAGATTAAATTGCACTCCTGTTGGTACAATTAATACGTCAGGAATAGGTCCTAAATTACCAATTGAAACATTAATTTGACTACCTACTGGTATAACAACAGAGTTTGTTATATTAGTTCCAACATCTGCAAATGCTGATTGTGAAAATGATGTAGATCCAAAAAACATATTTTATCCTTACGGTGTTGAAATCCTTGTCCAAACTTGTCCAACGTTTGGATCAATTGGGTTCCACAATCTAATATTTGGTTGATTTGTGCCTACATTTAATTGTGTACCGGTTGGTATTATACTTGCTTTTGCAACGATTGTCACGGTTCCAGAGCTTAGGTTGTATCTGTTTCCTGTTACAATAGCCGTTGCATTTGCTTTAGCGGTTGCATTACCTATACTTAAATTAACTCTATTACCAGTAACAGAGAAGTTTGCATCAGCTGAAATTGTTACAGTACCTGTTCCAAGATTTAATTGTGACCCGTTTGGTAAAATAACTGCTTCACCAATAGTGGTTACATTACCAACTGATGTATTAAACCTGTTTCCTGTAACAGGAGCAACTGCTCCGGCCGCTGTAGTTACTGTACCTGTTGCAAGATCTAATGCACTACCAGTTGCTGCAACTAATGCATTTCCAACAATCGTTGGACTACCTGTGCTTAAAACAACTTCACTACCTGTAACCGATACGTTAGCGTCTGCTAATATCGTTACATTACCGATAGCAGTATTGATTCTATTTCCAGTAACTGGAACCACTCCACTAATAGAGAAGGTAACCGTACCGGTGCCTAAATTAAATTGATTTCCTGTTACAGGTACATTAGCGCCTTCTTTGACAGTAACTGTTCCTGTAGATAAATTGTATCGATTGCCGTTCGGAAGGACTAAAGCGTTACCTACAATGGTAACATTACCTATAGATGTATTAACCTGTGAACCTGTTACATCGACAAGAGCATTTGCAATTCCAATATCTGAGAAGGGAGCTGCTGCAAATGTAGTAGTACCGAAGAACATGGTAGATTACCTACCTATAATGTTTCTTGCGCAGCTTTAAAAGTTGCATAAGCATCTTTAACATCTTGTGTCCAGACTGCGTTACATACTGCTTGAACATCTGCATGTTCATCAGTTATAACTGCATCTGGCATTAAAGAATGTCTATGATACTTTCTTGATAATTCTTCGCCATCTTCCATAACTACAGTATCTGTTCTTACTTGAACTGATTTGTATTTTCCGACCACTTCGATTTTACCAATCTGTGTCTCTTTAGTTATTGCCATGTGTTGTCTCCTTTGTTGTCATTGTTAATTTGTTTGATACATTCCTGATACGTCAAATTGTGTAGTAGCTGTAAGTTGTGAAGCGTTAGAATTTGAACCATCATTAGAAGATACATTTATTTGAGTTGCAGTTGCTATGTAAGAACCCATAATATTTGTTTGGTCTAAAGAACCTGCATTATTTACTGTAGTAAATTTTACTAACCCAGTTCTACCAGATATACCACCTGTAAATGGTAATCCTGCAATATTTAAAACACCACTTGGAGAACTTATTGCACTTAATACAACTCTAATATCAAAATAAACTAATCTACCCACTTTAGTATAGTTACCTGTTTGAGTTGAATGAGTTACACTTCCAGTAGCTGATGTTATTTCAGGTGTAAAAGTTCCTTCTTCGTAATCGTCTGGAAGCAAGTTTCCATTACCATATCTTATTGTATCTACATTAGCATCCCCAAGTGTAATCTCATTGGTAGCTGTTGCAGATGAAGGTTCTGCGTTGTAACCTAATACAGTTAAATTTGAACCTGTGGTAATATTACTTCCAGCATTTGTTCCTAGTGCTGTATTATGAAAACCTGATGTATTTGCACTTAAAGAATCACGACCAACTGTTGTATTACCATAACCACTTGAATTTAATCTTAGTGCTACATAACCTAAAGCAGTATTATAATTAGTTGTAGAAGTATTATGTAAAGCACAAGTACCTACCGCTACGTTTTGACAACCTGTTGTAATATTACACATTGATTTCCAACCTACTGCTGTATTTAAACAACCTGTGGTACTTGCAAACATTGAACAAAATCCTAATGCTACATTACAAGAACCTGTTGTATTACTATAAAGAGTGTTTAAACCCATAGACACATTTTCAATACCTGTTGTATTCAAAGCACTTGCTTGTCTACCAACTGCAGTATTACCAGTACCTGTTGTATTAGCACAAAGTGAATTATAACCTACTGCTGTGTTGTTGGAAGCTGTGGTGTTTTGTTCTAAAGCACTTTTACCTACTGCTGTATTAAAGCAACCTGTTGTATTACAAAGTAATGAATTTCGACCTAATGCTGAATTACATCTACCACTAATATTAGCAAATAAACTTTGATTTCCAACTGAAGTATTAGTATCTCCTGTGGTATTTGAAGGCATAGCATTACTACCCACTGCTGTGTTATTTGAGCCTGTGGTATTCGCAGATAAAGCACTATTTCCAATAGCAGTATTAGAGTTACCACTTAAACTACCATCATCTAATGCAGTATTTCCTAAAGCAACATTTGATGTTCCTACAGGATAATTACCATCTAGTTTGATAGTAGCACTTGCACCGTCAACCGATAGTGCACCGGTTAAAGTTAAATTTGCTCCTGAAGATAATGATACACCTGAAGGTACAGAAATGGTATCACCACTATCACCTAATGTAACAGTGGTGCCAGATCTTGGACTGATTTTATTTACTTTGACTTCACTCATTTAGCTTCAGTTTTCTCCTCAGCTTTTTCTTCTTCAGGTAAGTTTTTAGTTAAAATATCCATGTAGTGTTTTAACAAAACCTCATTATGTTGAAATTTTATTTTCAACTGATTCTGGTCTTGATTTAGTACTTGGATATTTTGTAAAGCAACTTTACCCTCGTCCGAAAGTTTAGTTTCGTCGTAGTTCTTATCGTTTACAG